GACCGAATGGGCTGATGTGTTTGTGCTTGGCTAGGTAGCGGATCAGCTTCACGTCACGTTGATGTAATGCTTTCTCTAGTGGGCCATTAGTATCAACCCCAGAGTAAATGTACTCACTCTTCTTGCCAAAGGACACCCGTGCTGCGTTCACTACAGACAGGTCACTACCCATGTGGTCAATGTAAGTTGCTGTAATCATTTTGTACTCACCTCTAGACATGCAACCGCCTCACTGTTGTTTCGGATCAATACTTGTGCACCCTCTAATGCAGCAATACACTCGTCTTTCTTTGTAAATGTATTCAACTGGTAGTACTCCACACCCTCTGTGTTAGTCAGTTGAAACCATATCAATACCCAGATCATGCCACACTCCTTATAGCAAGTATAGCTTCATCATCTGTTATCTTAAACCATTCGTTCTTACGTTCCCCAAGTTTCTCTGCGAAATTATGTGCTTCAATTTCGGCACCGTTACGATCAGTAAACTCTGCGTATCCTATTAGTTCGTAGTCTCGCATAGGGGAACCTGTCTGGTATCCTTTTATCCTGTCGTGTACATCAACAGCCTTACCAATCTTTACCCACTCAGGCCACGCTGCATTACGCATTGCATATACATAGCCAGTAGCCGTTGCATTATCCTTTTCAAGTGCCTTGAACGCAGCTTCACCAAATGATTTATACCGCCCTGCTTTCCACAGAGGGTGTGACTTTGGTATGTACTCTCCATCTACAAACATACGAGTGTTATTCTTTTTGTTATGTGACTCTAAAGTTTGTCTGTACCCAGATGGGCTGTAGTACCAGAGTTCTCCATTTATTTCTTTTACCGTTCCCATTTCATACTCCTTTCATTATGCCACGTATCTTGCAATCTTATATTCAAGATCGGTGTGAACAATGCCGTGCCAACCTGACAGTTTATTCTTCACGATGTTAATGTGACGTTGATTGTCTTCTTCATCCTGCCCTTCGATAGTAGGATTCTTAGAGATCATAATCATCAGGTCAGCTTCCGCTGCCTTACCTGTACGTGACCCTTCCATCATGGCTTGGTTGAGTACCACCTTGCCCTCTGCCTCTGCTGATAGCTGAGACATGTAGAAGATAGCACAGTTCTGCTGCTTGGCAATCTGACGGGCATAGATAGCGTTAGCTTTCAGTGCTTCATCAGGCCGTGCATAGCCAGCAGTACGAGCAAACTTATCCCCCATGTCTAGGATAACGATGTCAGGTTTGTACGACTTACATACTGACTCAACCCACGACATGTCACGACCAGTGGCATCCTTAAACATAACCTTGTCACGAATACGATCAAAGATTTGCATTGCTTGCTTCTTGTTCTTAGCAATCTCAAACTTGTCCATGCCTGTAGCTGCTGTGATGTAACGGTGTGCCACACGGTGATAGCCTTCCTCGTTACACAAGACAATAGTCTTAGCACCCTGCCATGCAAAACCATTCGGCCCTGCTACAAGTGATGCGTGGAAGGATGTCTTACCTGTGTTAGGCCGTGCACCTACCTCAATCAAGTGACCTGCATTGATACCCTCAACCTTACGTACAAGGGTAGGAATGTTGAACGTCCACTGTGACTCAAGGTCTGTCATAGACAGGATAGTATCAAGGCTGATGTCTTCCCACTCCACTTTCAGGTTAGGTGTAAAGTCATCTCCATACTGCTCAAGTAGATTACGCAATGGCTCAAGTGTACCCTTGGTTCCATTCACATAGTCGAAGCCAAGGTTGGCGATGTCTTCTCCCACCACCTGTTGGAATAGTTTAGATAACACCTCTTGTGCTACGTCACTACCCATCGGTGATTCTTTCTTGATGCTACGAAATAGATGGCTGTATGCCTGTTTCTGTGCAGTCGTCAGTGTAGGATTGTTCGCCATGAACAGTGCCTCTATCTCGTCAGGTGTGACGCTACGAGCGTAGCGATCCATAGCCGTGTCGATAGATTGTTTGATCTTACGAACATCCTTGCTGAATAGTCTGTCAGGACAACGTGCACCACGATGATCGTCGTAGAAGTCTTTGTCCATCAGACTACGTACAAGTGATAATTCCATTATGTGTCTCCTAGTGTTGTTAATGTTTCTAAGTCGGTAGGGTTACGATACTTTAGATCGTCATGCAGTCGTAGTACTTTTACATTAGGTACATGACCACGTAATTCTTTCGCAAATTGTAGTGTCTTGGGTAGTGCGTCAGGGTCCAATGCAATTATAGCTGTTGAGAACTGTGTCAGATACTGTTTGTGTCCCTCTGATAATGATGTACCCAACACTGCAACCCCGACAAATCCATCATCACCTGAGCACCCAGACCCCTCTGTCGCAACCACGGCAGCACTGATACAGTCCTCAACAACTACAGCAGTTTTACCATGTCCAAAGACATATGGCAAGCTACTATTTCCATATCTTTTCCACTTAGGTAGACGCTTGCCGAGTGATCTGCCACTCGCATCCACCATTACTTTACCCTGCATAATAGGGAACACTACACGATCTTCCTTTACGTCGTAAAGTAAACCCAATATATCGGGTATAAGATCCCACTGTGTACAGAACTCTGCTATCGCATTGTCATCACGTACCAACCATTCTGGCTTGTCGAATTTTGCTGCGTGTGTCTCTTCTGCAACACTGCCAAGTGACTTACGGATGTCATCAGCAGTTAGGTGTGTACGTTTACCACCACTGACACGACACCCAGCCTTGTAACAATTCCATACGATAGATCCCATGTTGTTTGTGATGGTAAATGTTTTGTACCCACCACACTCAGGACAATTCATACGTTTAGTATCACCATTGTTAAGTGATATATCATTTATTATATTATTAATATTCATAATGTATCACTTTCATTGTTACTCCTTACAGTCGATTGTACACGTACATCTCTCTGTGTCAATGCACTATTTGCACTTTCGTATGTATGCTTCATATATGGTTTCACAGAAGACACATGTGTGTGTCCAGTAACTGCCATGATCTGGGGTAAAGGTACACCCTTATCAACCATCTGTGTTACACCAGTACGACGAATGTCCATTAGACGTAACTCTTCAGGTAGCTTTGCTAACCGCATGATCCTACGTCCAACCTTGGACAGTCTCTCCATAGCATATGGTTTGTATTTGCCCTTCACAGGTTGTGGGTGTGGCACTACCCACTCTTGAAAACCAAAGTCATCTTTCTGTTCTAGCAGCATGGCATTTAGGTTATCAGATATAGGAAGGAACACATCTGCACGACGTTTACTTTGCTCCAATGTTAGCTGTTGTTTCTTTAAGTCAAGGTTCTCCCATTTTAACATACGCATGTCACCCAATCGTTGACACCATTCGTATGCCATGTGCACGATCAGTCCAACGTTACGATAGTCAAAGTCGCTGTATGCTACGTCAAGAAACTTGTTCACTTCACCGTGTGTCCATACCATCTTACGTTGCTTGACAGTCTTACGTTTGATCTTACCAAATGGATTTTGTTCTGCGTGTTCCATCTGAATGGCGTAGTTGTACACACGACTAGCACATGTAGCAGCATGGTTAGCAAAACTGACACCACGTTTAACCCACTCCTCGTATGCTTGCTTTGCAACCTTAGATGTAACGTCCTTGTACTTACGATGCCCAATACTTTGGTGTAGTATGGTGAGGAAGTAACGGTAATCTACTTTAGTAGAGTCACGTAACATATTGAAATCGTTGGATTGATAATAGAAGTTAATCAAGTCAGTCACTCTGCTGCTCGGCTTAAGTCCTGCAATCTTAGATTGTTCTTCACGATAGTCATCAATCTGTTTGTTCAACTGTCGTGCAAGGTTACGTACCTCTTTAGGATCGTCACCCAACTCCTCACGTTCCACGACACCTGCATTTACAAGTGTCTGTGGTGGATTGAAACGGTATGAGACGTCCCCCGTAGGGGACACTCGTTGTTGTACATATCGTGGCAGATTTCTCATGTAATCTCCTATAAAACTACTGTAAGGTTATGTATTTTAGCGTAGATTAGTGCATCATGTAACGATGTGAAATCATAGCTGCAACCTACTACATCACTACGTGGCGAATCAAATAACCGATAGTCATTTTCACCACAATGTTCTAGCCACCACATTACGCAGCTTCCAATGTAATAAACCGATCATCAGATACCCACTTGGATACCTCTTGCTCACGAGTAAACATGCTGATGGCCTGTGTATCATGCCCTGTGTTACGTAGGTTGAACCCGTTACGTTCATCAGCATACGATGCATAGTTTGTGAACGCAGAGTATAGTGCCCACTTGTTATGGCCACGTTGCGATGCCTCATGACAATACAACTGATACATTTTTTCGGCCTTCTTACGGGATGAAATCATCTCTTCTAGTAACGACTGTACATTGACGTACTTCAGGTCAGTCTCTGCCCATACCTGCATCTTAGCAGTCTCCTGATAGAAGTCACGACGTGCACGGTTCAGTTCATAAATGAAACTGTCCAAGCTAAAGTTAGCAGTATTCTTACGGCGTATCTTATCGTACTCACCACGTATCATACCGTTAGTGCAGAAGAAATCTATCTGACCAAAGTAAACTTGGTTACTGCAAGATCCATCAATACCATGTAGTGAAATGATACGGTTACCCAACGTAGTTGTGTGCTTGTCTGTGCTGATCTCTACCTGCATGTCTGGCAGTGTGATGTCGAGCATAGTCCATGCACCATTACGTGCAGTACGCCACTTGTACTTGGCATTTGTCATGTCAGATGGTTCAAGGTTCTCCGTCAATGTGTCCATGACACCACGATAGAAGTCACCGTGTGATGCACATGTGAACCCATCACCTACGATACCAAGGTACTCACCTGTCTCACCATTAATAACATACTTCTTGTCCTTTACCTTTGTCTCTTCAAACTCTACTGCGAAGTCAAGGTGTGATGGAATATCGAATGGCATGTTTTGTTCTCCTTTAGAAAGTGTCCAATGTTGGACGGTTAAGTTGTTAGTGTGGCAACTGTACATTAATCATATAATAATGTCAATACACATATCATTACTAAGACAAGTTCACTTGTAGAATATATGTGACCCATGTGTCACAGTTTGTGTATAGTGATTGCGCCACCACGGCCTA